ACTTCTTACTCTAGAATATGATACAGCGAACAATCGCCTTAAACAGATTATGAATCTTAATACACAAATACAGAACTTGGAGATGCAGAAGATCGAGTGTAGAACTACTGTCAATTCGTTGACCAAGTATTCTGATAGTCTCTCTCGCGAGATAGAAAAGCTAAAAGAAGTTAATGAAAATAAATCAGAAAATAAGATTGATGAATACGAACAAGAACTAAAGCAGATAGAGAAAACATACAACGATCTTATCGAAGAAAGAAATGTTTTGACTGCTGCTGGTGTTCTTCTTAAGGATGGTGGTATTAAATCCAAGATTGTAAAGCAATATATACCTGTAATCAACAAACTGATTAATAAGTATCTATCTGCTATGGACTTTTTTGTTTCTTTTGAGTTGGATGAAAACTTCAATGAGACAATTAAGTCCAGGTATAGAGACGACTTTACCTATGCCTCGTTCTCCGAGGGAGAAAAGCAGAAGATCGATTTGGCTCTGCTGTTTACATGGAGAGCAGTAGCCAAACTCCGTAACTCTATTAACACCAATCTATTAATTATGGACGAGGTATTTGATTCTTCTCTAGATATGAATGCTGTTGATTATCTTATGAATATTATCAGAGATGTATCTAAAGATAGTAACATTATTATTATATCTCATAAAGAACATATGAACGAAAAATTCAACAACGTATTGAAATTTGTCAAGAACAAAAACTTCTCGCAAATTCAGGAGTAAATTATGGAATTAAATAATACTTATTTGAGAGAGGTTTGCGAGCCTTTCGATTTTAACGATCCACCTTTCGATCCTGTAGAATTCTCTAAGAAATTAATTGCTTTACTTTATGAGAAAAATGGGTTAGGATTAGCTGCGAATCAGGTAGGCACTCCTTATCGTATCTTTGCTATGCGAGGAGCTCCTGAAAACTTTGTTTGTTTTAACCCCAAGATCGTTGGTTCTTCTAAAGATCAAGTAGTCCTAGAAGAAGGTTGCCTTTCTTATCCTGGATTGCTTGTTAAGGTCAAAAGACCCAGCATGATTCGTGTTCGTTTTACTGCTCCTAATGGAGAGATTATGACTAAACAGTTTATCGGCATGTCCGCTAGAGTGTTTCAGCACGAGAATGATCATTTAGATGGTATTCGTTTCTTTGATAGAGCGAATAAGTTTCACCGGGATCGAGCAATGAGAAAGTGGAAACAGTGAATCATTATTTTAATTTCCTAGCGCTTAAAGAACGATTGATTTCCTTTGAAGAATGGGCTATACTATTATCAGTTATCTTTATTGTTCTTTATTGGTATCATAAGAAATGAATATCTTTTATCTTTCCGAGAATCCTGTAGAAGCAGCCGAGTGGATGGTGGATCGTCACGTCGTTAAGATGATCCTCGAGTCTGCTCAGCTGCTTTCGACTGCACATCGTATACTAGACGGTCGTGAGATACAGTTGGAAGTTCAGGTTGAACAGGAAGATGGCAAACTTAAAACCCGTAAGAAGAAATGGTGGTTGCTCAATGACGCTCGCGAAGAAATTCTATACTCAGCTACGCACATTAATCACCCATCTGCTATATGGTGTCGCAGTAGCATCGAGAATTATAATTGGTTGGTAGATCATTTCTTCGCTTTGATGAAGGAATATACTTACCGTTATGATAAAGAACATAAATGTTTTGGTGAGTTGAGTTTTGCTTTATGCACTCCTCCCAAAAATTTAGAGACATACGATATGACTCTTATGCCTTCTGCTATGGCTGACGAATATAAAATATCAGAAGATCCTATCGTAAACTATCGTAATTATTACAAGATGGGTAAGACTCATCTTCATAGTTGGAAAAAACGTAACCCTCCGGAGTGGATGAATGAGTAATATGTTTCAAGATGTAAAAGAATTTCAGACAGCAGTTGGTCAGAATGTAGGAACCGAACCAAAGTTTCCTGGTGGCGGAGAACGTGTTCTGCGTATGAAGTTGTTGAAAGAAGAGTTTGATGAATACAACGAAGGCGAATACCATAATGATCTGGAGAACATTGCTAAAGAGTTGGCTGATATTATTTACATTGTTTGTGGTACTGCTGTATCTTATGGGATTCCGCTCGACCGAGTCTTCGACGAGGTTCACCGATCAAACCTTTCTAAACTAGGAGACGATGGAAAGCCCCTCCGTAGAGAAGACGGTAAAATTCTTAAAGGACCGAATTATTCTCCGCCAAATATTAAGAAGATTCTTTACGGCGTTGAATAGATTTTAACATGCCTTCTTTAATTTTCTGGCGATGTTCTTCCGAAAGACTTTTACCGTACATTGGATTTTTGTCGCCAGTTTTTGACGCTGATAATCTTTTTCTGGCTTCTTCTGATGGAAACTTATTTTTATAACCTGTAATGCCTTTATTCCATGGAGTGTTACCAATTTTGGAATTACTAAGTTTCGATCTTGTTTCTTCTGAAATAATCGCATTCTTTCTGGATGGCGGGCAATCTCCACCATCTGTTCTATTTAAAAGAATACCAGATCCTATGTCTTTTCGACCATACCATCTGATATATCTTCTTTCCAGAGCAAGAGCTCCAATATTTGAAAGATTGGTTTCTAAGAATACAATTCTGGAAGAATCAGAAGGAACAGATATTCCTTGGTGTTTTACAAAGGCACGATTTCCCTTGCCTTTTCCTATATAATAGGGTAAATTAGTTTTGCGATTGATGTAAGCGTAGACGTAATAAATAAACATAGCTGGCGCTCCGAGTTAGCGTTAGAGTAGGTGAGGGTATGCAGCCCTGTGACCTACACTTATTTATAAAATGGAGAATTTTGACGATGGTAAGACGTATTGTTGCTAAAACTAAAATTGATTGCGAACATTTGCTTGGGCAGTTTGTTGACGAAAGCAATTATGATATTCTAATCGAAGAAGATACAGATTGTTATATGCCGCCGCTTTGTGATGTTGCCACCAAAGCTATGTGTGGTATGACAGATTGCGAAGATTGCGGTAAGGGTAATGATGAATTACGTATCGCATTTAAGTTCCGTAAAAATTATTTCAGCAAAGAAGAACAAGATTCAGCGTATCGTGGTTTAAGAGAAGCCGCAACAGAGAGTCAGAACCGTGGTCTTGCTGCTGGTCCTCGTGGTGATATGCTTGCTACTGAAGGTCGTGGTGGTAGAGATTGGGTTACGCCATATCAGATGGAGATGCTTGAGTTCTTGATGGATGATGGTGCTTCTTTGTTTGATGATAATTCTGTAGCAAAGATTCGCGAGAAGTATAAGAACGGTGGACCAAAGGGTGTTGACGAAACACGTGGTACTGTTTGGTTACGTTCTGAAGTAACAAAAGTTTATCCAGAATATCATAATTGGTTCGATAAATGGGTAGATGGTTTGTCGAACAAGCCAAAGGAGGAAGCTCGTGCAGAAGCAACCAAAGTTGCAACAGAGTGGGCATCAACCACTAACTATGCAAAGTCAGTATTCTCAGGTGTTGCTGGCTGGTATGATCGTTACCCTCGCATTCCTTATGGGCGTGCAACGTCATACACAGAAAAGCATCCAGAACTATTTAAACTTGCATACCCATTCCTCCAAACACTGAATAAAGGTTTCAAGGAATTGCTTCCTTGGCGTTGGGCTAATCAGAAAGCAGCAGCTGATAAGATTGATCCACGTTTTCTAGTTCCTGATACAGTGTTTACTACTATTACAGTAAATAAAACATTTCGTACTGCGTGTCATCGAGACGCAGGAGACTTGGATACTGGCCTAAGTAATCTACTAGTGCTAGGCACAGGAGACTACACAGGAGGATACCTTGTTTTTCCGGAGTATCGAGTTGCTGTTAATGTGCGTCCTGGTGACCTTCTTCTTGTCAATAACCATGAAGTTATCCATGGAAATACCCCTATTGTTCTTAACAATCCTGATGATGCTACTTGTGAGCGTATTTCTGTAGTTTGTTATTTCCGTGAAAACATGCTTGAACTCAAGTCTTATGAATATGAAGCATTACGCAAACAGTATGTAGAAGAACGTCGCATGAATAAAGCGCATCCGTTACAGCGTCCATTATGGAATGGTGTATCGCCAGGAATGTGGGAAGATAAAGAATGGTATGATTATCTTCACGCCCATGGGATGACAGATCCTTATGGCAAGGCTGAAGAAGCAACACTTGAAGGATTCTTTTAATGCATTATGAGATTGCTATTCCATCATACAAGCGTCCAGAAACTATTAAGAAGAAAACCTTAAAGGTTCTGGAAAGTTACAACATTGATCCGTCACGAATTACAATCTTTGTGGCGGATGAAGAAGAACTTGCTAAGTATAAAGATTCTCTTAAGGGCACACCCTATCAGCGGTTAGTTGTTGGTGTTCATACTATTGGTGCTCAACGTAATTTTATTGAGAAGTATTATCCTGAGAGAACTAAACTCGTCATGTTCGATGACGATGTTGAAGAAGTTCAAAAGAAAATCAGCGAACAGAAACTTGGTCGTGTTGAAGATCTAGAAAAAGAATTTATCATTCCAGGATTTGAAGAATGCGAAAAAGTAGGTGCGAAGACTTTCGGGATTTATGCAGCCTCAAATGCTTATTTCATGAAAGAAAGAGTTTATACCAAACTTTGTTACGTTATCGCTTCAATGTTTGGCGTTATCGTTGAACATGATCCATTCCTAGAGCGTGTAACAAACCATGGCGAAGATTATGAATATTCTATTCGTCAGTATGTAAAGAATGGTGCTGTTGTTCGCTTCGATTATCTTACAGTTAAATCAAATTATTACAAAGAGGATGGCGGATTACAGACAATCCGCACTAAAGAATATGTCTATGAATCTATTAAAAAGATTGCAGACATGTTCCCAGATTTGTGCACGATGTATATTCGCGAGTCAACTGGTAATGCTGAGTTGAGACTAAAGGATATGCGTAAAGAAGTTGGTAATACATTGGAGAGCTTTTTCGGATGACCAATACATATAAATTTCAGAATGGTGACTATTATGGTCAACCGCTTTCTGCGTCAGGCAATATTTCTGGCGCAACTGCTTCAACTTGGCCACCTAAATATAAGTATAAGGAAGATCAGATTATTCGTGACTTCCACGCCTATATAGATAAGACGTATGGGCAGCATTATATGACTGAAGAAGAGAATATAGAATGTTTCGATGTGTGGCTTGCTCTTGGCGATTCTATGCCTACCTTCCGAAACACTGCTATCAAGTATCTTTGGCGCTATGGTAAAAAGCATGGCAGCAATAAAGACGACTTGCTAAAAGTTCTTCACTACGTTATAATGATGCTTTACGCAGACCATTATAAGGATAAGAAATGAAGACTCTCGAAGAGTACGAAGAAGAAAAGAGAACGATAAGAGAAAAGTTTGGCACAGGTATTCAGTGTCCAGCTTGTGGCGACGAATTAGTTTTATCTGAACCAGGTTCCATTTTACTTACGTATCCTCCTCGAAAGAAAGTTCATTGTAACACTTGCAAATATCATAATACTATTACATCATAAGAAAGGTATATTATGGAAATAAAGATCCCGATTGAGAAACTAAGAGAGCGTGGCTTATTCGTTGCCACTCCAATGTATGGCGGGCAATGTGCTGGTATGTTTGCTAAATCTTGCGCAGACTTATCCGCTATTTGCACCCAGTATGGTATTCCTCTTCAATATTATTATCTGTTTAATGAATCGTTAGTTACACGTGCACGTAATTATTGCTGCGATGAGTTCATGCGTTCTACTTCAGAACATATGATGTTTATTGATTCGGACATTGGATTTAATCCTCAAGATGTTATCGCTCTTATGGCTCTTCAGGCTCAGGACGAAGATCTATATGACATTATCGGTGGTCCATATCCTAAGAAGTGTATCTCTTGGGAAAAGATTAAGCATGCCGTAGATAAGGGTGTTGCTGATGATGATGCCAGTGTTCTAGAAAAGTTCGTTGGCGATTATGTGTTCAATCCAAAGGGCGGGCAGCAGTCTATTCCTCTTAGTGAACCAGTCGAAGTTCTTGAAATTGGTACTGGCTTTATGATGGTTTCTAAGAAGGCCATGAAGAAGTTTGAAGATGCGTATAAGGATCAGTATTCTTATAAGCCAGATCATGTTCGTACTGAACATTTTGATGGTAGTCGTGAGATCCTACAGTATTTCCAGGCAGAAATTGATCCTGTTTCTAAGCGTTACCTTTCAGAAGATTATTGGTTCTGTCAGAAGGCACAGGCAATTGGTCTACGTACATGGTTCTGCCCATGGATGAAGATGCAGCATGTTGGAACCTATATCTTTGGTGGTTCTCTTGCTGATCTTGCAAGTATTGGCGCTTCAGCTACTGCCGATCCAGGCCAGTTGAAGAGCAAGAAAATGATGAAGTCTCAAAACAAGTGATAGGAGAAATATATAATGAAGATTGATACTAATACAGTTAATGTTTTAAAGAATTTTGCTAAGATCAATCCATCTATTGTTGTTCAGGAAGGTAATGTCCTCAAGACTATTTCTCCTTCTAAGACAATCATGGCAAAGGCTAAAGTCCCAACAGAGTTCACTCAGCGTTTTGCTATCTATAAGCTAGATGAGTTTATTGCTCTTCTATCAACGTTCACTGATCCAAACCTACGTTTCGAAGACAAGCTAGTTTATATTTCGGAAGATCGTCGTACCAGCCATTATACCTATGCTGATGAAAGCACAGTTACTAAGGCTCCTGATCGTGAAATTAACTTGCCTTCTGTTGACGTTACCTTTACACTAAAGGAAACTGATCTTCGTGAAGTTGAGAAGGCTGCTGGTATTCTTTCTCTTCCTGAAATCGCTGTTGTTGGCGATGGTAGCAAGGTTTATCTTGTTGCAACTGACAGCAAGAATACTTCTTCAAAGGATTTCACTGTAGAGATCGGTGAGACTAATAAGGCATTCAAGGCTATCTTTAAGGCTGAGAACATCAAGATTATTCCAGGCGATTATGAGGTAAGCATTTCCTCAAAGGGTATTTCCCTATTCTCTGGTAATGATATTGAATACTTTATTGCTGTTGAGCAGAACTCAACTTTCTAATAGTTGGGGACTTCGGTCCCCTTCTTTTTCTTTATATTATGAGGTGAATGATGAACGAAGAATTTTTGTGGGTAGAGAAGTATCGTCCAAAAACAATCGAAGATACTATTCTTCCTTGTGATCTGAAGGCAACATTCCAACAGTTTGTTGATCAAAAGAATATTCCCAATCTTATTTTATCTGGAACAGCAGGTGTCGGCAAGACGACCGTAGCACGTGCTATGCTTGAGCAACTTGGTTGCGATTATATCGTCATTAATGGATCTATGAATGGTAACATTGACACTCTCCGCAACCAAATATTGGACTTCGCCAGCAGCGTATCTCTTTCAGGTGGAAGGAAATATGTCATCCTTGATGAAGCGGACTATCTTAATGCCAATTCTACTCAGCCCGCTCTTCGCAACTTCATGGAAGAGTTCTCAAAAAACTGCGGCTTCATCCTTACATGCAACTTCAAGAACCGTATCATTGAACCCCTACATTCAAGATGTTCGGTAATTGATTTTAAGATCAGCAAGAAGGCTATGGCCAAACTTGCTACGCAGTTCTTCAAGAGACTAACTTTTATTCTTCAATCAGAAGGAGTTGAGTACGATCAGGCGGTTGTTGCTGAAGTAATTAACAAACACTTCCCAGATTGGCGTCGTGTTCTTAATGAGATTCAGCGTTATTCTGCAACAGGTAAGATTGACTCTGGTATTCTAGCCAATATGTCAGAGGCATCTATTAAGGATCTTGTTAATCTTATGAAAGACAAGAACTTTACTGAGATCCGTAAGTGGGTTAAGAACAATCTAGATACAGATGTTAATGCTTTGTTTACTCAGTTCTATGAGTATTGCGCAGAGTTAGTTACCAAGTCAACTATTCCAGATTTGGTTCTTATCCTAGCTAAGTATCAATATCAGAATGCTTTCGCTGCTAATACAGAGATTAACTTTGCTGCATTTTGTGCAGAAGTCATGGTAACTTGCGAGTTCCTATGAGTAAGTTCGTCAACGTATTAGGGGAAGTCAGAGACTTCGAGAAAGAAGCAGTAGGTTTCTTTGGGAATTGGGCTAAACATGCTTTGGAGAACAAGACAGCTAAACCAAAATACGACTGGCGGTATGAGAATAGTATTACGAATGGGAAAAAACCAGTCGAAATTGATGGCGATTATTCTCAGTGGAGAACCAATAATATATTATCGAATTACCGACAGACTATTCTATACGCGAATGAGATGAATATCAATTATGACGTAACTGATCAGATGCATTATGATAGGTTATATTATGGTATTCGTAAACAAAAAATGTATAGTAAACCAGAAACTAAAGAAGAAAAGAAAGCTAGAGAGAAGCAAGAAGAACTCCACGACTTAATTTCAAACTACTATAAATATAATGCAGTTCGCACAAAAGAAGCGTTAAAGGTTCTTACGGCGGAGCAAATCGAAATTATAAGAAATAAGAACAATAAAGGTGGAGTCAAATGAATGAACTTCTAGATTCTTTAGTTGAGGTGAGAATAGCCGAAGAAGAAGATTTCCTAAAGATCAAGGAAACACTAACTCGTATTGGCGTTGCTTCCCGTAAAGAGAAAAAACTTTATCAATCTTGTCATATTTTTCATAAGCAGGGCAAGTATTATATCGTCCATTTCAAGGAAATGTTTTTGATTGATGGTAAGCCATCAAACTTTTCCGAAGAAGATATGGGCAGACGTAATAAGATCATCGATCTATTGCAGGAATGGGGATTGTTAAAGGTTGTAGAACCTGAAAAGATTTCCGAACCAGTAGCTTCTATGAGCCAGATTAAGATTATCAATCACAAAGAAAAGAATGATTGGATCTTGGAGGCTAAGTATAATATGGGTCGTAAGAAAAAGTAACTGAAGGGATTATATTATGTGGCCATTTAAGATTGAGAAAAAGAATAATACACCAGCCGATGAAAAGCTAGAACAGATTAGAAATATTCTGTTCCCTCCTTGTAAATTAAATGAGGAGATGGATAAAGACGGCAGTATATACAAATGGCAAGTTGATTATTCTGTTGACATGAATCTAGATGCAGCTTTGACAGACCTGGAAGAAGGGCATAACGACCAAGCTGTTCATAATACCATAAGGGATATTTCTAAAAGACTATATAGTATCAGACATATACTTGATGCATATATGGAACTCGATCCTGAAGCCAAGTATATTATGGTAGAGAGCAGTAAGGATACTATGGATGACAGAGAAATCGATTGAAGAAATACATTTCGTTAAGTATTCAGAACTATTGCCTATAGTATTAGAAGCAGTTATAGATTCTAGATACAAGTATTTAAAAGAAATGGACTATGAAAATCATAGTTATGCTAGACAAATACTCGAGAACGAATACAAACCTTCAGTAAAAAAGCTCAAAGAGATACTAGATATTATTGCTTGACTTTTTCCAGGAATAGGGTATAATGAGCATAGTTAGGAGAAACCTATGTCTATGCATATCCTTCCCGCTTACTACACAACGACTGTTAGTAAACGTAAGCTCAGCCGTAAGAGTAAGGCTAAGTCCAAGGTAATATCAGACCACGATAAGTGGTTGATAAACAAAGGATTGCATCCCGATCAGATCCGTCTGAAAAAAGATAAAAAAGTGCTTGACAAAATGTTCCGTTCGGGGTATAATGATTCTATGATGGTTGATCGTTCCACCCGTTCCTATGACAATAAACAGCTAGTCGCTGGGGATTGTCCGAAACGGGATATTATGACCAATCTTCACAAAGAACCAGATCACGTTCAGAAGGAGATCCTGAGGAAAGCGAGTCTGGTGATGCCGCTCTATAATAAAGGCGGACTACAATATGCTGGTCCCGATGTCGATTTGACGACCGTAGGGACGAAATCCAGGAGAGGTTAGTATGGCTCAGGTTAAGCTAAGTGATGTCTTTATGAATGTCTCAGAGAGCGTTACTTTGAATCGTTACGAGAATGGTTGGATGGTCGAGGTCTCTGGCAACGATCATGATGACTCTTGGCAGAATAAAAAGTTTATCTTCCCCGACCTAAAAAATGTCTTGACTTTTGTGGAAGAATATAGTAAGATTAAGTTAAGCTAGGAAAAGGAGTTACGGATATGGACATGGTTCAAGTTCAGCTTCAAGACGAGACTGGTAACTGGCGTACTTATTCGTGCACTCAGAATATCCCGCAGCTTTATCGGGATAATATGCGACAGTTGCAGTGGCAGTTTCCTAATGCCCGTATCCGCACTGTCGATTCGAATGGTCGTGTAATCGACATCTTTTAATAGGAGATAATATATAATGGTTCAGAATGCAACTCAGTTTGATAAGGTGTTTGAGGCTCTAGTTAATCGTGGCGAGGAACTGTCTGCTGCTCAGATTAAGTCTCGTTATGGTGCAGGTAATCCGCACGATCTTATTTACAAGATTCGTCAGATGGGTTACGCAGTTTACCTAAATAATCGCACCGATTCTAAGGGTCGTGTCACTCAGAAGTATCGCGTAGGTAAACCAAGTCGCAAGCTAGTCGCTGCTGGTTACCGAGCATTGGCCGCTGGTCTCTAATTAAAGAGGGCGGTCCTAGTGGCCGCCTTTTTTCTGGGAGTGTGTGTCCGGAATTGGTTACGGCAAGGTCTGCAAAACCTAAAATATGTGGGTTCGAGTCCCATCACTCCCTCCAATAACACTTAGATAGGTACAGGCTCGTGCGAGCAAGGCGCCAGTAAATACTGATGCTCAAACCTTGTATCTTTATCCGTGGGCTCTGGTTGCAACCATCTCCGTCCGAGATATAGTAAACCTGTATCTTTCTAAGTGTTATATTGTTCCATAGCACAACGGTTAGTGCAAACGACTGATAATCGTTAGATCTAAGTTCGATTCTTAGTGGAACAACCAAGAATACTCCCATATGCCGACCTACCACATGCGGTTTTGGGGAAGGGCTGTGTGGTAGCAGCCCGAGAGTTTATGGTCCCTTCGTCTATCGGTTAGGACATCAGACTTTCAATCTGAGAAGAGGAGTTCGATTCTCCTAGGGATCACCAGTTTATGGACGAGTAGCTCAGTTGGTAGAGCAGCCGACTCTTAATCGGCTTGTCGTGGGTTCGATCCCCTCCTCGTCTACCATTTGGAACATAACAACAGGACGCTGGCTCTGTGAAGTAAGATATCGGGTTGATCTCCGAGAAGGTATGGAGAGTGTTATGTTCCTACTTTATTTTGGACCCATAGCTCAATAGGTAGAGCAGTTGACTTTTAATCAATAGGTTCCCAGTTCAAATCTGGGTGGGTCTACATAAGCACTCCGAATCACTAAATAGCAATGACAATAAGACTATTAGTGATTCGGAGGTTAGCGCAATGCACTTTATTATTTATAAAGTTACAAACAAATTAAACGGTAAAGAATATACTGGAAAGCATCAAACAGAAAACCTTAATGATGGTTATATGGGTTCCGGTAAATTAGTTAGATCTTCTATTAATAAATATGGAATTCAATTTTTTTCGAAAGAAATCTTGCATATTTTCGATAATGAAGAAGAAATGAACGCTAAAGAAAAAGAATTGGTCACAGAAGAATATTGTGATAGAACAGATACATATAATATATGTCCTGGTGGTAATGGTGGGTTTGGGTATATCAACAGAACAATAGATAGAACTTCTCTGAATAGAGAAATATCTTCTAAAAGAGACTATAAAGACGAGCAGTATAGATCTAAACTCTCTAGAAGAACTAAAGAGGGTATGAATACGCCAGAATTAAAAAAATATATTTCTGACAAATTGAAAAAACATTGGAAAGAAAATGGCCATAATTGGGTTGGTAAATCACACAAACCAGAATCAATTGCTTTGATGAAAGAATCATCTAAGGGTAAACATGATGGTTCTAAGAACAGCCAGTATGGCACTTGTTGGATAACTAACGGTTCTATTAATAAGAAAATCAAGAAAGAAGAACTTGACTTATGGGTAGAACAAGGATATTATAAAGGTAGAAAATTGGGGGCGTAGCTCAATTGGGAGAGCGCAGCACTGTCACTGCTGAGGTAGCGAGATCGAAACTCGTCGCTCCCGCCACTTATATATGGGGGATGGTGTTGGTACACAGGGAGACCTTATAAGTCTTTCAGCGCCCGATTAGCGTTCTCGACTCGGTTCGAATCCGGGATCCCCTACCAAATGGAGAGTTGGCTGAGTGGCCTAAAGCACTCGTTTGCTAAATGAGCGTAGGAGAAATTCTACCGTGGGTTCGAATCCCACACTCTCCGCCAAAAAAGTTATTGACTTGTTGATAAATTTTTAGTAAGATAACTAAATAGAATACTTGATAATACGCCAACGGATTAGATTGCGGTTCGAAACGTGGACAGTAATACGGTTGCAGTCAATCCCGACTAACCTGCGATGGTTAGCGCCTTGATCGGTGTAGTAGGAAACGGTGCGAGGAGAGCCTATAGGTTATTTCTAGTCCGTTGGCGTATTATCAATGGGGGTGTAGCTCAACTGGGAGAGCAGCTGCCTTGCACGCAGCAGGTTGCAGGTTCGATGCCTGTCACTTCCACCATTTGGAGGATGGCGTGCCTGGGGCACACACTGTCTTGAAAACAGCGCCACCGAAAGGTTGATGGTTCGATTCCTTCATCCTCCGCCATTATCAGTGAAGTGTTACGGTAGCACGGGACTCTCCAAAAGTCTAGGCGTGGGTTCGACTCCTACCACTGGTGCCAGAGAAGTCAGAAAGGTGTCAACACAAACTCTTTAAAAGTCGTTTGTTGTCCGTGCCCTAAGAAGGTATATCGAAACGTATTCGGTTCGCTGGTAGGTCGGCAAGATGTCGAGGAGTCCTCATAAGGCTTTAAAGGTTGGTTTGATTCCAACTATCAGCACCAGAGGTGGTTGTCTAAGTTGTATAGACATGCGAACGAGGCTACCTTGCCTCAACCGCTATCGGTTGTCTAAGTTGTATAGACATGTGAATGAGGCTACCTTGCCTCAACCGTTTCTGTTTATTGCGGGCGGGAGGTATAGTATCTCGCTGGTCTCATAAACCAGTAGAAGTTGGTGCAATTCCAACGCATCGCATCCAGTTTTATCCGAGTGTAGCGCAGCCTGGTAGCGCATCTGGTTTGGGACCAGAGGGTCGTTGGTTCGAATCCAGCTACTCGGACCAATTCGCCCGCTTCGGCGTAGAAAAATAGAGCGCATGTAGGACCGAGTGCAGACAGCGTATAAATTGAGCCAAACTGTGAAAAGTGCACAAGTAGCAGAAAGGCGAACGAGTCTTCGGTCCAGGGAATTTATGGGGGATTAGCTCAGCTGGGAGAGCAACTCTTTTACACGGAGAAGGTCGGCAGTTCAATCCTGTCATCCCCTACCACTATTCCAGTGAATCGCTATGGACGCATAGAGGGGTTGCTGGCAGGGTAACGATTAGCAGAGAGGCGTGTGCAAACCTGCTACCACGTGCCCGTAAGTTTATGCCCCAATAGCCCAATTGGTAGAGGCGTTGGTCTTAGGAACCAAAGGTTGGGAGTTCGAATCTCTCCTGGGGCACCAATTGTAGTATAGGAAAACATTCGGGACTGAGAGCCTATACCTCTGTGAAGTCCCAGCTCAATATGCTCGTATCGTCTAGTGGTCAGGACGACACCCTCTCAAGGTGTAGAGTCCGGTTCAAATCCGGATATGAGCTCCATGCGTCGTTGGTGTAGGTGATCCGCACGTCGGTTTGAAGCTCCGAAGGACTTAGTTTGATTCTAAGATGACGCACCATTATAGGTCAGTGACGGAAGAGTAGACGTGGCGCTAACGCTGGGCGCTGTTGTTTTTCGTCCGGAAGAAAGACAACGTGTAGGTGCAACTCCTACCTGGCCTACCAAATCATGCTCCTATATCCCAACTGGTAGAGGACGTTGACTCAAAATCATCGCTAGTGTCAGTTCGAATCTGACTAGGAGTACCAAATTATGACTATCTTTGTTGTTAGTGATACGCACTTTGGTCATGCTAATATACTCAACTTCAAACAGGAAGATGGTTCTCCTGTTAGAAACTTTTCTTCTGTTGAAGAAATGGATGAGCATATGGTTGAACGTTGGAACAGTGTTGTTTCTGATTCTGACATTGTGTATCATCTAGGTGATGTCTATTTTAGTAAAGGTCATCAGCATCTTTACAGATTGAAAGGACGTAAGCGTCTTATTCTTGGCAACCATGACAACGCTAAGAATGAACACATACAGAAAGTCTTTCAAAAGATTATGGTCTGGAGAATGTTTCCGGAATACAATTGCACTCTGTCGCATATTCCGTTGCATGTTTCTAGTCTGTATAAAACAAAGTATAATGTTCATGGACATGTGCATCGTAATAGTTTGCCCGATGAAGCATACAAGAATGTTTCTGTTGAGGTAATTGATTACACACCTGTTCCATTACTGGATTGTCTGGGTAGCTCAACTGAATAGAGCATCGGTCTACGAAACCGAAGGTTGAAGGTTTGAATCCTTTCCTGGACTCCATAATAGCGGATTAGAAATCTGCTTTTGTATAAATAAGTTCAGGAGGACTTATCATGATACAAAGACAGAATCAAGTAACCGACGATGAAATAATACATGCTTATAATGAGTATAAACATCTAGGTAAAATGGCCGCCAAGTTTAAATTGCCTGTAATAGAAATTTGGAGAAAGTGTAAAAAACTAGATCTGAAATTCTCTGTTGGAGGAGCAAATCAAAAGGTTCCTCTTGCTGAAATATTAGATGGATTACATCCATATTTTCAGACAGGAAAGGTAAAAAAGAAAATTCTGCAAGAGAATGCTTTAGAATATAAATGCGTTGGATGTGGTATAACAGATAGTTGGAACGAAAAACCTATAGTTCTTCATTTAGATCATATAGATGGAGATAGTTCTAATCATATGAAGTCTAATCTACGTTTCTTATGTCCTAATTGTCATTCTCAAACTAACACTTGGTGTGGCAGAAACAAATAAGGGTCGGTATACAACTAAGGACGTTGTGCGGTCTGTAAAACCGTTGCCTATGCGCTGGCCAGGATCGTTACCTGGGCGACCCACCAAATTTTGTTCGGGGTTAGTTAAATTGGTATAACGTAGGATTTTGGTTCCTACTTTCAGGGTTCGAGTCCTTGACCCCGATCCACTATTAGGAATGAAATGCAATTTACATATTTGTTTCCTACATTTTTTGCAGAAGAACAAATTGATGTTGATAATGCAAAGATTGAACAGTATTGTTATCAACGCAAAGCTATAGATAGCGGTGTTGAGATGAGTAATGTTGGCGGTTGGCACAGTGAATTTTTTGATCCGTGGATTCCAGAACTTAATGAACTTACTACGATAGTTAAAACGAAATTAGAAGAAGTTTCTGATATTATAGATTATGGTGTTAAAGCAGAAATACATAAATGCTTTATCAATATAAGTAAAAAAGGTGATTCGCATACAATACATGATCATCCTGGATCTTTTTTGTCTGCTGTCTATTATGTTAATACTGATTTGTCTAGAGGTAATATAGTATTTCATAATGATAACAGACTAATCGAATGGAACCAGGACAGTAAAAAGATTAAAAATTTTAATGCATTAAACTGTTCTTCGTGGACAGTTATGGGTTCTACTGGTAAGTTGATAATTTTTCCTGCTTGGTTAAAACATCAAGTGACAGTAAATAATACTGACAAAGATAGAATAAGTATTGTTTATAATTGTCCAATAGAAAAGAACAATTTGCTGGGGTAGTGTAATGGTAGCACCCGAGTTTGTGGAGCTCGGAGCCTAGGATCGATACCTAGTCCCAGTACCACTAATGCTGCTGTGGCCGAATGGTAAGGCAATTCATTAGTAATGAATAGATTGGGAGTTCGATTCTCTCCAGCAGCACCATAAAAAAGACTTGACATTTTTTACATCTTGGGGTAATATATAAATATGAATGATATGAACTTCCCCAACTACTATGTATGTAAAGAGTGTTCTCGAGTTACTCGAACGTATCCTATTGGTTGCGATCGAGTGATGTGTCAAGTAAAGAAAGATATGATCAATGATATCTGTTGGTCTTTAATCTGGATTGCCGCAGTCTGCGGAGCGTTGTATTATATTTTTATTCCCGTGTAACTCAGTTGGTAGAGTAGGTCGCTGTTAACGATTTTGTCGGAGGTTCGAGTCCTTCCTCGGGAGCCAATTAGGTTGGTCGCTATAAATAGACTCGTGTGGATCCACGGTTAGACCACTTCTTTTGGAGAGTCAAAATGAAAAAGATCTTTGTTGCTCTAGCGTTAGTTCTTGGTATTAGTATCTCTCAACCAGCAAACGCTCAGTACTGGGGCGGATATGGTTACGGTTATGGTGCTGCTTATGGTGCTATGGCTGGCGCTGCCATCCTTGGTGGTGTAATTGGTGGAGCAATTGCTTCGCAGGGTTATGGGTATGGTTACGGCTATGGTCCTTATGGTGGTGGATACTACGCACCATATGCTCCTCCGGCTTATTACTACAACCCTCGTCGTGCTTATTACTACGGATACTAAGATGAAAAAGTTAGCAGTAGCATTGGCTCTTGTGTTAGCAACTCCTGCTATGGCTGGTAATTATAACATTGATTACTGTAACAACTGTAACATTAATGTTCAGAAGCCAGTCGTAAAGAAGGTAGTTAAAACAGTTCCTGTGGCTGTTGAGTATGTTCCTGCTGGCCCTGGACCAATTAGTTCAACAGTAATGGTTCCAGTAGCAGTTCCTGTTCAGCCTGCTCCGTTGGTTCCTGTTTATAATTATGTACCAACTCCAGAAGCATCTAACATTTATTCGCCTCCTGGTTACCCAACTAATGTTCCTGTGGCAGCTGCTGGTAACTGTGCGATGTATGTTGATCCTTATGATCTGTTCGGTCAGTTGTTTGGTGGAGCAGATTTGGTTCAGAGTTGTTTGGTTCCTGCGTATTAATGCCGGCATAGCTCAGACGGTAGAGCAGTTCACTTGTAATGATCAGGTCGTGGGTTCGATTCCTGCTGCCGGCACCATTGGGAAATAGTTTAATCGGTAAAACCACGGACTCTGACTCCGTTAATCTTGGTTCGAGTCCAGGTTTCCCAGCCATCTAAAGGATATATATTATGGATCATAAGACTAGCGCCATCATAAAGATTGTTTGTTTCTTTGGAATAACAATCATGATAGGTTTTATAATTTCCGATATTCATATGCTTTCTAGTAATTAATGCGGGTGTAACTCAGGGGTAGAGTGTCAGCCTTCCAAGCTGTTCGTCGCCAGTTCGAATCTGGTCGCCCGCTCCAATTCTTATGGTATGTAATGTCTCGTGATAAAAAATATATGGACTTTGTCCGTAGACTAGCTACCTCCAATAACATGAAAATGAAACTGGCAGCGTGTCTCGTTATTCGTAACGAGATTATCTCTGTCGGTTTCAATTCAGATAAATCTCATCCTCTGCAGAAAAAGTTCGCAAAGAATACTGATGCGATCTTTAAACATGCAGAGGTAGATTGTATCATCAAAGCGTTGAAGATTGTTGATGAAGAAGATCTAAAAGATGCCACTCTTTATGTCTATCGTGTTAAGAAACAAAACAAAGGCGATAGTAGTTGGGTGAGTGGACTGGCAGAACCTTGTCCTGGCTGTAAGAAAGCCATAGAACATTTTGGTATTAAACGTACGGTATATTCTACCGATGAAGAAGGTCTAATAGGATTTATCGAGCAGTAAATATATCTATCACTTTATTAACATAATCCCCACGATCCTTTACGAATAGCTGTGGTTCTTCATGATCTACTGCTATCATAATAGCGATCTGGGGAATTTGTATTTTATACATATACTCAAACATCATAGAATAGACTGTGGTCTGTAAAAAATAACTGGTGATCCACTCTTCTTTTTTAAGTTTACGGCTTGTTTTAAAATCAACGATAGAAGGAACTCCATCAAATTCTGCGATAAGATCGCATCGCCCTGCTGTTTTTAAAGCAACAGAGTAGAGAGGAAGTTCGATACCTAGAATGTTATCAACGTGTTTATCTATGAGCGTCTGAAGGCTTTTAAAAGAATCAACTCCAGAAGGCATAGCACCCCGAAGATAATCTTCTTCGTTGAGGACATAGCGCTCGGCGAGCGAGTGTACGGCGGTTCCACGTCGAGCAGCCTGTGTAGAAATTTTCCTAGCTTCTTCCTCACCGACTTTAGCTCTCCATTCTAGTAGTGCGGTTTTGTCCATTGACTCTGAGATAACAGTTGTTACCGAGCGAAACTTTTCTCCACTCGGTAACACATAGTAACGGATACCATCTATAGAAGTTGTTTCAATTTCAACTTCTGGTACTAGATTATGTTTGAATATCTTTCGCAAATCCATTTTCCATCTTGTACTTCGCATCCATACGATTGGTCACGACTATTTTATTGCCAGTTGGTTCTTTAACAGTAGCAATCCATTGAACAGCTACTGGGCCAATGCCTCTAGCCATCCAATATCTAGCGCCACCAATCTTTGAACCCCATGCCTGTTGATACACTAATGTAACAACATCCTTATATGTTTCGCCCATGGCATTAGTCCACTTGTCTATCTTTCTTTCATAAACAAATGACTGTGTGCCATTGAGCATCTGTGGCGGAGAACAAGCAAAGAAATCTGACTTTGGATTGTTCTCATATTTCTTACCGATCTCGCAGTAATCTCCCCACCAAATAGGTTTCTTATCTTGGAACACAACCTTGTTTCTGTTTCCGAAGATCTTAGTAGAGATACTTTCTTTCTCGATAATATTATCGTCTCGCCATTCAGCAATACCATAATTCAATTTGTATCGTAGATACCAAGTGTCTTTCCACTTCATATCCTTATCGTAATCAACATAAAGAATAGAATTTGATGCATCATCCCAAACAAACCATGAATGCATATCTGGCATTGTCGCAGTAGCATTAGTATCTGGTTCTCTGCCAGCATCAACATAATGGAACTTGGCAATTCTACCTAACGGTGGAGCAGGCCAATAGTCCCATGCTCTAATTATGTCTTTAGCTTCTGTCATACTTGAATCCTCATCTTGTCTTTAAGAATTATATATTCTTTTACAAGAGCCGATCTTACAATATCTTCAGCGTCAAATTCTACAAGTTCAAATGATCTCATGTTCTTAACAACTCTCATGAAATCGTTAAGCCCATTCTTCTCATGCTCTCTTGTGAAGTCAGACTGCCTAAAGTCTCCACAAAATATTACCTTACAGTTATGACCAACACGAGTAATGACAGAATCTAGTTCGTGAAGAGTAGCGTTCTGCATTTCGTCGACAATAACTATACAATCGTTGAGAGTAATACCACGTATAAAAGATGTAGAAATAAACTCAACGAGATTCTTATTTTTAAGATAATCGTATGCGTCTCCTCTGCCAAATAATTCATGACAGATTGCATAGTAAGGAGCCTCATATACCTTTGTCTTTTCCTTGTTGTTTCCTGGCAAGAAACCCATGTCTCTTGTAGGAACTACTGTTCTAACAATAACAACTTTCTTATAAACACATTCTGGGTTGTTTAGAATTTGTTTAAGAGATAGATACATGGCCATGAAGGACTTACCTGTTCCAGCAATACCATGTAACATTAGATTCATATCTTCAGAGAATGCTTTGAAAGTCCATCTTTGGTTTTCCGTCAATGGATCAAAGTGTCTCAGATTAAAATTTAATTTCTCTTGATAATTTTCCTTTGGTTGTTTACCTGATTGGCGAAGAAGTCTTTTCTCTCTACGAGTTAGTCTTTTTGTTCCGTGTTCTTCTTCCATTTTACCCCTTAGAATGTGTTAATGGTCGACCTACTTATACCTTTTTGGTTTCCCTTCTTGATATGTTTCAACAGATCACGGAACGAAGCGTCAGGTTTCGCCATGCCTCTGCCAGAATGGATCATAGGAGCGCCATTTACGAGTTGAGTTACATGTGGGTTTTCTTCAAGATAAACTTCAAGAGCAGAGATGCTCATGAAGTCTTCATACTCTTCGCCAGTTTCATTGTTTAAGAACTTATACGTTGGCATCTTTGCTCTTTCCCATGTAGGAATTCTTGCCCATGGTGCCAGTGACCATGGGCGCTCCGTTAATAAGTAGCTCAACGTGTGGATGTTCCTCGATCTTCTGTTCCATCTCGGAGATAGACATTAGTTCTTCCCACTCTTCGCCAGTCTGTGTATTACGTAGCTTATAGATAGGCATTAATATTTCCAATTGTTATCAATAATATCATCAGAAATATCTTGCTCTTCATCTTCTAATAGAGCAGAGATATCCTTTGTACGCAAGGCACGTTCAACCCGTTTAGCCTTACGCTTGTTCTCACGTTCACGAGGATCATCGTGAAATTCTTCATGATCTGAATAATCGTTCTTCTTAAACTTCTTTAGTGCTGACTTGCTCATTCTGCGATTAACCCTGGTAGTGCTTCTTTAACATGTTGAACTGTGATGCCTGGAAACGGCATCTTCTTATCCTTCATAGCTAGGACAAGTTTTGCATCGTCTGGATCTAGTCTCTCTAGAAACTCAACAAACATTGCTTCACGCTTTGCCTGATTGAGAGTAGGATAGAATCCTTCGACGAAATATCTGATCTTATCAGCTTCCTTATGGAACACATGCTGTTGATCTACAATTTCATTTGGTCTGTAAGGAGGTTCGCCTTCGGGCAATAGAAACTTGACAGTGGGATCAAACACAGCCTGTAGAACAATGCGCAGAGCCATGGTATCATTACCAGCTAGATTGTCTACTTTTTCCTGCGTCTTTTTTAGTTTAGAAACCTTGTGTAAAAATTCATACATTCCAAGGACAGCCATTATTATCTCCTAAAATTCACTCAAATGATCAGTAAGGTTTTTGAGTTTGTTTGCTATAAAGTAATTTAGTAGTTTGCTACGATCGCGATTTGACTGTGCTTCGTATTGAAGCATAACCTTTTCGCGAATTTCATCTGGGGTAAAACTCAGATCAATCAATCGAGCGTTACGAGAATAGTTACGGGCAGTAACTGTATCCATTTCTTCTAGATCAGTGCCCATAATCTTTTCCATTTTCTTTGCTGTCAGGGGTCGCTGCCGATCACCCACAACAAAAACATTATCAGGAGAAAGAACATTAGGAACGCCATCGCCTGCATCTCCCTTTAGAATATGTTCGTGAAGATATCTCTCAGGATCGTCATGGGATACCCACTTCTTGCGAGTAGGATCATATTGTTTTACGTTAGAATATACGTGCAACTGAATAAAATCTTTATCGCCTGATAGAATTAGGATTTTCTCACCCGTATTTAGTTCTGATCCGAACTTAGAGACGAGCGTAGAGATGACATCGTCAGCCTCTGCGGACTCAACGTCAATAACACGGTAGGGAAAATACTCTTTCAGTTCTGCACGAATCTTATTAAGGCATTCGAACAGCGCCTTCCAATCCAGTTCTGAAGACTCAATGTTCTTCTTTCGGTTGGCCTTATAGTAAGGGAAGATTTGCTTACGCCAGTAGTTTGTATTATCGCAAGCAATAATCATTTCGCCATACTCATCACCAAACTTTACCTTATAAGAACGTAAAGAGTTTAGGATCATATGGCGAACCATATTTTCTTCTAGTTGTGCATTGGTATGGTTACCAAGCTGCATTAGAAGATTAGACAACATCACCTGATTCAAATCAACAATAATCACAATTCACCTATTCGGTTTCTTCAGTTTCACCAATTGGTTTCAGTTCTAGTTCTAACTTATTTACAATCTTAAACGCTCCTTCTTCTTTAGGATGCGGGATAAAGATTGCTTCGGCTACCTGCTGAAAAGGATGATGCATGTCATAGTGCTTTAGCATTAGCGAACGTAATGCTTCGACTATGAGAGCGCCATCCTTAACATCTAGATCTACGTCGTCTTCGATTAATCCAAACCCAGCGATATCTAATTGATTAAAAATCATAGGAACTAGGTTTTGGATTGTTTCCTGGATATGATAATGTCTCATCATATCCATGTTGTGTTGGATATCCTCAAGAGTAATATCTTTATTAGCGTTCTTGCCTTTGGGGAAACTCACAACATTATTAGAAGTCATAGTCATATAATACCTTACTTAGACTGAATTGTCAAGCATATTTATTAATTAGAATAGACCATGTGAGATCCTGAACCATAGAACTCGAAATCATAGATCCTACAATCTTTATGTTTACTAGAGATCGCTCCCTCAACTTTGGTTCTATCCTTTTCAGGAATGTAGAAGATAAAGAATCCGCCGCCGCCAGCACCTAGTAGTTTGCCACCAAGAGCTCCAGCTTTTATCGCTGTTTCATAGATTTCGTCGAAATAGTCTTGCGTAATTTCTTCACAAACACCTTTTTTGTCAAGCCAAGACTCATGTAGTAGTCTGCCGAAGTCGTCGACTTTACCTTTGTGAAGAAGATCCACTGCTTCGAACGCTTTATTCTTTGATCTCCGCACTTTATTGAACTTATCTGCATCTAACATTGCCTTCTGTTGTTTCTGTAGAATGTTGTTAGCATTTCTACTTCTACCAGAGTAAACAAGCATTAGATTTTTTTCAAGAGTCATGATATGAGGATTAGTCAAACGTAACTCATCAACAGTTACTTCGCCATTCCTTTTGAACTTAAACAGATTGAACCCACCAAAGGCAGCGGCGTACTGGTCCTGCTTACCAACAGGATACCCACACTTATCCATCTCGATCTGACAAGCAATGTCCGCTACATATTTGCGAGTACTGTTGTCATACTTGGTAGTAGAGAGAGCTTTGACAAGACCCACAGTAAAAGCAGAAGAACTGCCGAGCCCAGAACCCTTAGTAACAATATCTGATATGGATGCAACTGTAATCTCCTTTGTAATATCATAGTATTTCAAAGTCTCACGAGTAATCGCATGCTGCATTTGTTCAATATCATGTTGCTCTTCGACATCATCATACATACAACGCACACCCATATGTGGAACTTTGTGTGCAAATACATAAATGAATTTGTTAATTGTTACGGAGAGAGCGGCGCCATCCTCCTGCTGATAGAAGGATGGCATATCACTTCCTCCACTAAAGAACGAAATACGTAGCGGAGTCTTTGTTACAATCATATCTTACGCCTTATAAACAAACATTTGTTCTGGGAATTTTCTCGACTCAACAGTTGGATATTGTTGAACAAGATCTCTGAGAACTAAGTTCCATTTGTTCTTGATAAACTCTATGTTATATCTGGCATCAACATATACTTTGTTGAAAGCAGTCATATTCTTTTCATTGTTATCTCTAACAAGTTGAATTGCTGCATTTAAATTGCCAGCAAACACAGAAGCATGCATGCTCTTGTCTTGCATATCTCCATGATACATAACATTCAACGAACCTGAAGTTTCTGGTAGAGCTCCAAGGTTAGGATGAACGCATACCAATCCAGCAGACATTGCCTCTAACATAGCACGACATGAAGTCTCAATCCAAATAGATGGATAAGCAAAGATATGAGCAGAGTTTAGATGTTCTTTCAACTTATCATTAGAAACGAAACCATGGTATGTCATTTGTGGATGGTTACGAACCTTATCATACAAAGGTTCGAACTGCTTATCGTAATCGTCCCAACCATAAATTTTAAAAGATGAAAACACATCTAGATGAATATCTGGTTGAGTCTCTGCTAGCTTCTCGAATACAGGCACTAAAAGTTCTAGACCACGCTGAGGAGTTGAGGTATAAACCAAACGAATCTTATCCTTTGGTTTCTCGACTTCCTTAGCAGGTTCAATACCAGATTCTAAGATAACACACTTATTATCCATAGGTAAACCATGGATTAGATTGTATCTCTGATACTGCCAGTTAGAAATGAATACGAACTTATGATATTTGTTTCGCCATTCTTCATTACGGAACTTAGCAGACTCTGGATCTTCAGGTAGATCATGACACCAGAAGATACGAATCTTATCTTCTTCTAGTTCTCTTTCACGAGAACAAATGATCTGACATTGTTCAAGCAAATCTTGATCTAGAATTTCTGCCAGCTTACGCTTGGCAATCTCAGTACCACCCTGAGCCTTAGCAGAAATTTCGTTTTCTTCAAACCCCTTCATTATACTTCAATCCTATATCCAGATGCCTTAGCATCATTATAAAACATTTGAACAGTTTCCTTAGAGAATACGTCTAGATCTTTGTTAGCTAGATTTAACTTCTTAATCTGATCATGAAGCATAGTAATAATATCACAACCAGCAGACTCTGCCATATGAAGATGATAGATCTCACGACAAGAAGCCCAAAGGAACTTGATCTTATCAAACTCTGCTGGTTTACTGTTTGCTTCACCAATACACTGCTTTGTCCATACAACTGGATTACGTAGAGTGTCAGCAATACGACCAGAGAAAATAGAAATAATAACAGGAACATCTGGATTAGTGATGTTCTCTAGAATATTCTGTGTCTGCTTGGGAGTAAAGACAGCCGTAACATTTACCTTTACGCCTTCTTCGTTAAGCAAACGAATCAAACCGTAATTGCCTTCGCCCTTTGTATTTGTGACTGGAATCTTTACGAATACATCGTAGTTACATTCTTCTCCCCATGAAGCAATCTTCGTTGCCTGGTAATACATGTTATCTGTATCATCAGCAAATACTTCTAGAGAGATATTAGTTCCTGGACGTTTCTCGGCAAGAGAACGAATCGTGTTTTTAGCGAACAGTTCGTAGTTATCAATACCAGCTTGTCTCATTAGGGTTGGATTAGTAGTGAACCCAGTAACTCTTGGATTCTCTGCAGCCTTCATAATACCGTCAAAGTCTGCGCCATCTGCATATACTTCAATCATTCGCCACCTACATTCTGTTGAATAATGTTAACTGCTTCCAAAAGATTTTTTGCATAAAAGTCTGGCTTAACATGCAACCATTCCGAAGGAGCAGAATATATATCACCAAGGTATATAGTCTTGACACCCGCACGGTTGCCAGCAACAACGTCACGCCATGTATCACCAATCATCCAGCTACGTTCTTCAGTAACATGCCATTCTTTGATGATCTTATTCAACATACCAGGATTAGGTTTATACTCTTCAGTTCCACGTGTTCTTGCTGCCTGGATTGTATCAACTTTAAGTTCTTTCTTGATACACTCATGAATAACATCCATGGTTTCTTCAGTCGTATATCCATCATCAACATCTGGTTGGTTGGTTACAACATGTAGAGAAAACCCAAGAGCTCTTAATCCCTTAATAGCTTCCTCTACACCATTAATATAATTGAACTCCGAGAAATACCAAGGACAAACGTGCTTAGGATTATCTCTGCCGTGAACTAGTTCGTTCAACGTGCCATCGCGATCTAGGAAAACTGCTTTTACCATTTGGTCTTGTTCTTCTGTAGGGCAGGATTAGAAACTAAGCAATGCCAGACTACGCCCTGGAATGCTTCTGAATGGGGAGTAACTCTGTTGGGAGATAGAGGCGGAACAACTACAACAACGTCACCATTCTTTGCAGTATAACCATCTGGCTTTCCAACAATACCAAAGATCTTAGCGCCATATTCTTTTGCTAGATCAACAGCGTTAACGATACCAACTGATACGTTCTTCTCTTTGTTGCCACCACCAACTGACAGAACAAAGATAGCATCACGTCCAGAGAAATGACTTACTTTAAGGTATTCCGTAAAAACGGTTTCAAATCCTTCGTCGTTTGTTCTAGCTGTAAGTTCCGGAACGTTGTCTGTTGGGCAATACGCTTCGATTCCACATAGCTTTCGTAGATCGTTAACCATATGGGAAGCGTTACCAGCAGAACCACCAACGCCAAGCACGAATACACGGCCAGCGTGTGCAGTAACTTTCGCGAGAGCTTTAGCCAGCTCTTCAATTTTGTTTTTATCAATACCATTTGCAATATCTATTACTTCGTTGAAATATAAATCAGCGTGACTCATTATATGAAACCCTCTGTCTCAATTCGCTAGATGAATAAAAGTGTTTACGTTCGATAAAAACGATTTCTATATTTCTTGACTTACATATATCTTCGCCGTGGATATACTCGCCTCTATATTCCTCACCGATAAACCGTTTCCTGAACTCACCAATACTTAGTATGTTGAGTAAGTCATCTTCAGTGTCATAAGGAATGATAGCATCAACCCAACGGCACGCATCGAGTTGCGCATACCTTTCAAACAATGATTGAATTGGTTTGTTCTTTGAATCTGGACGATCAATTGTAGGGTCTGATTGTAACCCTACGATCAGCTGATCGCACTGTGCCTTACAATGCTGAAGCATAGTCGTATGTCCAGCATGAAATAGATCAAACGTGCCGAACGTAATACCAATGTTTGGTCTCCACTTTTCAGTAGAGTTAGCAGTATAACATTGTTCTGGTACTGCGTAACCTGTAAACTTACTCGCTCCGTACAACATAATACATATTCCCTCCGTCCCACTTGTTTAGACCATCACTAACAAGAGGAATCTTCTCTACATTCTTATCCATGAAAAAGTTATTGAAGTAATCATCATTGACTTCTAGTCCGAACACAGCTGACTGTGCTAGTATAAGCCAATTTTTGGATTTGTCAATCTTTGGCATCAAAACATTACGATATTCGACTGGTGTTTCTGACAATGACCATGTAGCAATAACAAGATCAGCATGAGTTACATTGTCATCTTCGAATGACCACTCCGGAGTGATACCCTGCTTACCAAGATAGTGTGCCTGAATTGGTTGAGTCTCTGGAATATCTACAATGGTATACTTACCTTTGAAACCTAGAGCATGAACAACCGAACACATGTCTCCATAACCAGCACCAATCTCAACGATTGATTCCATATTCTTTAGCTTATCAGCGAAACCAGTAATGCATAGATGAGCAATATCTTGGATACGCTGCATCGATGTATCAAAATCTGAAGTTACTCGAAGTTCTGGTCGGATATGTTCAGGAGCTCCAATCCAGTTTTCCTGAAGAGCCTCTGCGATTTCTTCGTTTCGTGCAGCATGATAGAATGCTTCGCCAACGAAACGGGATGTTCTATACTGTGTAATGAAAGGAACGTTGTGGCAAGAAGCCCACAACCTAAAACGATTGAGCGGGAGCGTAGCACAATCATGCTTAAACACTTCCCGCATCGTTGGCCAATACTCTGGCCCATTTACCTGTTTAGCTTCACGTGCTTTAATAGCAACTGCTGACATCGGATCGAAGTCAGACCAAATAAATTCCATAACAAACTCCTAATGTGTTATGCTTGCCTATCAATAAACAATGTATCAAACTTCTTTGCTTCAAAGAAAGTCTTTACTAGATTGATGACAACCTTTTCGTCGAATGGCTTACATGAAAAGACATCAATGTAGGCATCGTTTGTTTCATCAACAAAGTGTGCACAGATGTTACTTGTTTCAATAAGTTGAACAAGAGTATATCCCTGCTTGTCTCCGTGACCAAACTTAACAATCTGTGGTTCGCCATAAGCAACCATGTCAATCTGCTTCACTAACTGTTTAGCGAACTGATGGATTGTGTTGTAATCTGTGATAGTGGAATGGTTACAATCACCTGCATTAATTATAAGATGATGCCCCCAATAAGTCTTTTCGTTCATTTACATCTCCTAAGTGTATTGATAAGGATCTAAAATTTCAACATACTCTACGGAGTCGATGCGAAATGAACGCCATCCACCCTTCATCACATCCCAAACAGCAAGAACTTCTTGGTTCTTGTCGTGGAAATCTTTTTCTTCTGCCTGTTCATTAACGTAGTTAGGCGGCAGAAGTTCTGGCATCAATGTGCAACGCATCTCACGCTTGTCGCCATTGACCTTTGTAAAGAAAACATTCATTACATTCTTACGTAGGTCTTGTAGTAGCACGTCACGCTCGTAGGCCATTAGTTGTTCTCCAATAGAATCTTTCGATGATCTGAAGTTTCTTCAGTAAGATGACGCTTTAGCTGTTCGAACCCACCGATATTGAAACCGTCGAGAACGATGATAGGAAACGTCTTAGCTTCTGGAAACTTTGTTAGTAGAACTTCCCGAGTAAAATCTTCATCCAACTTGTACTCAACGAAATCTTTACCATGAATCTTTAACATCTGCTTTGCTTGATCGCAGAACGAACAGTTATTTTTTGAATAAATTTCAATTGCCATCGAAGTATTCCTCCCAATATAAATTAACATCGGCAGGATTGTAAGGATTATATCCGTGCTCGATCATGTCTGTCTCTACCATAAATTCTAGATCACTACTCATGTTCATAACAACCTCCACATTTAGACAGATTATATTATACTAAATTCTAGGGTAAAAGTAAACTCTTATTTTAAGGAGAGCTCTTTATCTTTTAATGAAGCCTCGTATTTATTCATCTTGTCAATGTAGCCACGATTACGTAGCTCTTTAAATACAAGATTCTCTCTACCAAATTCTCCATACTGTTGTAGAGATGCAGTTCGCATGTTTTTGAATCTAACTTTCATATTGTTGAATGATTCTTCGCCCATGTGATGCTTAATCATATGGTCAATAGCATGCATATAATGTGAGACTTTTTGTTTAAGTAGATGATCGTTTTGAAAATCATAATCTACTTTGTGTGGTTTGGCAACCCACTTGTCATTCTGTAATGAATATACGCCTTGGTTCTTTGGATATTTAATATCGTCATCCTGAGCGTAAGGTTCTAGAGGATAACCATATACATCTACATTGTGAGTAAGAGTCCATAGAGACTTCTTATCCTGTAGATATTCTTCTACAAACTTTGGGTCGCTGAATAATTTGCTACGATCTACGATTAGATGAACGTCAATGTCAGACTTGCCAGTGTAATTGTAGTTGGCATTGCCACCTGTCATAACGATATCTTGGATCATTGACTTTGGAATTTTAGCGAACTCTGCCCAAGCATGACCAAACTTAATAAGAGCCTGTCTTACTTCTGGTTTGATCTTATCTTCGTCTTTCCATATCTTAGAGTTTAACTCATCGTGATATTGAAGAGTGAGTTTTATCTCAGTCAGATAATCGCTAAAATTCAGCATGTTTCCTCCGGAATGTTATGTATTATTTATAATTCCAGAGAGTTATATCACTTGGTCTTGATGTAAGACGCCTTGATCTTACTCTTCTCAAGAACCTCAAACCCATTAGGGAATAGATACTTCTGTTCTACGATCTCATCATGATCGTACATCCAGATGTCATCGAATACATACACAGCACCAGCTGGTGCTCGCTGGACAAAGAAGTCTACTTCTAGATGTAGAGCGCTGTTATCATGTGGACCATCAAAAAATACGAAAGCATATTCATTCTCATACTTCTTGACGTTATCATATACTGGAACGCCATCGCCATAACGATTGAAGAACTCATGATCTTCTAGACAGAAGAACGAGAAGTTTAGACCAGCATTATAGGCATAGAAATATAGAGAAGGAATGATACGATTACGCATTGTGTTATCATAATCAAAACGCTGAGGAGAAGTCAATTCCTTAGACATCTTATCGCCTTCGATCGCACGATCTGGATTATGAATGGTCATGTTGAGATTGGTGCATTCAATCTCGATGTTACCATAAGGATCAATGCAGAACATAGAACGGTTGCTGTTACCAGTATGAACTAGAGTGTCAATAATCATCTTAGCGGATCCGCCACGACGAGTACCAATTTCAACAACAGCACCAGGAACATCTGGCTTTACTGCAGCTACTGCATTAACTAGAATCTCATATTCCTGAGAGTCTGTACCGAATACTTCTTCATCACTAAAACGAATGATCGCCATTACTTTACTCCATTATATCCAATACCACAATGCTTCTGCTTTGCAGACTTTTTGCCTTCAATTGCTTCTAGAATTCGAGAAAGCAATACGATTACCATTGACATATTATACTCCCATAAAAACTTTAACTACGCCAGCAGCGTATATTAAAAGAATAAAAACTTGAATTGTGATTAGTGACCACTTCTTCCAGTGCAAAGCCATAAGCAACCAAAGAAAGTTACCTAATGCACTCATATATATGTTAGCTGGATATACGTTCCATGATGTAAGAGCAACACCAATAATCAAAGTTATGGTTGCTGCCCACTCAATAAAAGTCCACAATCTGGTCTGCGATGCCATACTTCACTGCCTCCTTGGGCGTCAACCAAACATCTTCTGGTGGTAGCAAATACTTTTTAATAACTGCTTCTGTTTGGCCAGTGCATTTTCTATAATGATCAACAAGACGTTGACTTGTATTGTTAAATTCTTTTACTGATGCCATCAATTCATGTTCTTTGCCCATAGATCCCCATGAAAACTGGTGGGAAAGAATAGCGGTGTTTCTAGTAATGTAGCGATGTCCTTTCGTTCCCGACATGAACGTAAGTAGACCACAAGAAGCAATTTCACCAAGTCCATATGTATATACCGGAATCTTTGAGCCTTTCATCGTGTCAATTAATGCAAAGGCTGAGGGAACTTCGCCGCCAGGAGAGTTGATAATCATCTTCATAAACTTTGGGCGGTCTTTCTTCATTAGATTGCGAGCAAGAATAAATTTCATTGCTTCGCCTGTCGAACCTGCATCAAAAGTTGAATTAAAAAGATAATAATGATGATCTTCTATGTTGGGAATATCTATGTTCTTATCCTCTTTTTCTATGTTCAAGTTTGCCTCCATGATAAAAAGGGAGGCACGGACATTGCCTCCCTTATACTTATATTATCTCTGTACGTGCATATGGTTGTAATGACCAGCAGTTCGCCATAGAACAGTATAACCTTCTGCTCTTAGGTTGGATGCTAAGCGATCAAAACGACCTGCATATCCTGAGCGAGCTTCATATACACCACGTCCTACGTTAATGTCAATAGCATTACCAGAGTAATGCGCAGAATGATGAGCGTGAACGTGATGAACGCCCCCGAATGCTGGGTGTTCAGAAACACGGAATCCAGCATGCTGCAACTCACGACCAAGTGCTACAATTGAACCACCTGTATATGATTCGTCTGCTTGATCGAAACGATAAGTTGCCTCTCTTTGTTTATAGTATGATTGAGCATGCTTTCTGCTTTTAAATTTAAAAACAGGCGACACGCCCCAGTTGTCGTCAGTTCCACCTAGAATTGCATCTAGAGGATTCGTTTCTTCAACTTCGTAGTTTGCTGAATACTGACTATGTTTGCCGTGAGGACGGGCAGATGCTACGTTGCTGAATGCAAGCATAGCTGCTGCTGTCATCGCAGCTAGAATAATCTTCTTCATTTTGGGATTTACCTTTCTGTTATGTGCAACCGACTCTTAACACGGATGGTAATTTAAATGTGCGGTTCCAGAGAAACCTAGAGCACGAGCCACGTTTTGATTAACGTCAATTGTTCTTCCTCTGACGAATGGCCCTCTATCGGTTACAACGGCTTCTACTTGCCTACCATTTGACGGATTGTGGATACAAACCGTGGTTCCAAATGGTAAGGTTCTATGCGCCACACCGTAATGATGACGCATACCGGATGCTGTCCGTCCGCTCCGGTCGTTATACCACGAGGCGTTATGTCCGCCACCAGTGGAATAATTATTTATATGCTTTCCGTGCTTGCCATATGCGACCTGCTGGGGTTGATTCCAACCACCAAACAAGTCATCTAAAAAACCAGCATGTGCAGGGAGAGTTACTAGCGCAAAGGCTAGTGCTATAATAAAACGCATAATATATCCTTTCAAAAATGGTGTCTCAGGTAGGACTCGAACCTACAACCACGCTGTTATGAGCAGCGGGAACTAACCAATTGTTCTACTGAGACAATTTCTTTTTAAGCCAAGCCTCACGTAATGCTTTCTTATGGGCTTCGCTTTTTGGTCTACCTTTAAGAGCAAGACCGCCTTTTCTACCATTCTCAGATAACTGATCTGTGGTAAACTTCTTTACATTTTTCTTGCCATTCTCAGATAGCATTTCACTTATATTGAATCACAAACGATAATCTGTTTTCTTTTGCGTACATATTTGGCGGAAGGATCATATGAGGAATAGATCCATCGAATACAATAACCCTTCCTGGTTTAAAGAAAGAACAGTACTCTACTTCTTGTAAGTCTTCAGAAGAAAATAGAGTACACCCAGCCCACTCATTATCCCAAACCATATTTGAATAATATAAAAACGTCAACCCGTTTTTACAATCAGTATGGAAAGAACAATCCTCAGCAGCGTTAGAACAATTTACTCGTATCTGATGAATTTCTCTAGAAGGCAAATCATACTTCTTAGAAATAAATTTGAAACCTTCTGTTTCTAGCATTCCTGACGTTTCCAAGTCAACGTAAGAATATCTAGAAAAGATTTGTTTACGATACGACGAAGAAGCACTATCATTACCAGTTATATTGAATAAAGAATTCGAATAGAAAAGATAAAAATTGTACCTTTCGGCGTAACCAAACAAGTCATCATATACATGAATTATTCTGTTACTGGATGTCTCTATTTCTTTACAGTTCATTATGCCAACAGCCTATCAGCTGCGATAGATGCTGCGAAAGCGTTGGGCTTTACGAAAGGTACTACGTTACAAAATCCCTTAATATAGCCAACTGCTTCAGAGATTACGCATGAAGAACCATGCTTCTCGTCAGGGTTGATGTCCAGATGGATTTGAACATCTCGGTAGCCGATAACTTCCTCAAGATCCAAATACATCTGTGCTGTGCGCATAACTTCATTCATCAAGCGCATACGTGGCTTATCCTTCTTCTGATCATAATCTCTTTCAGATTCTAGTTGACCAAAAACTTTACAACCACGATTACCATCATAGTGAACAACCACAACAGTACAGTATTCAGCATGCCAGACATCACCCTTACGATAACGTGCTGAATCTGAACCGATGTAGATTTTTGTTGACAATGATGTGTTGACAATGAACTCTCTAACTTCGTCCAGATCCAGCTTACGCATTTCTTATAGTCCTAGAACACCAAGGCCAAGAAGACCCTGCTTACCCTTTGGGGTAATATCAATAGAAATATCGCTACCGTCGTTATCAACATCAACGTCAGCGCCTGGAGGAGCAGTCACAACTAGACCGTGTGGGGTATACTGTGCGGCTGGTGCATAAACGCCATTGCTCTTGGTAGCACCAGGAACAGCAACAGTCTTACCGTTGTGAGTCTCGTCTAGAGTTGTTAGTGCGGATGCAGAAACTGTTAGACCGAGAACGATTGCTGCTGATAGAAAAAACTTATTCATTATTATTCACCTTTCTTGATTAAATTACTTACGCTTGCGACCCTTCAAACGACGAGCCTTGCGCTTCTGACTGCCGACTTTACGGCGACCCTTACGTGGTCGATTCTTACTTGGCCATGGCATTATGCACCTCCATTGTTAATAGGTTTATTATACCTTCTTTTTCAAAAATGTCAAGTGTTTCTTGTGTATCTTACACGAGATCCACGAGTTATACCATTGATCGGACTCGAGAACATCGTTCTGAAACTGATACTTGGATTCAAAGTATGACATCTCGCCTTTCGAAGAACAGAATCTAAGAATCTCTCTTCTGAATTGATCTTGGCCGAATATGTTTACGTGATGATTTAGCTCTTCATTAGATCCAAAGTAGTCTTTCCAATCAGACTCTACTTTGTATTTCTTTTTCTTACCCTTGAGCTGTTTTGTTTTTGAGAAATAAAAATTCTTCTTACCGATATATTTTCTTTCGGTGCGAAGATTGGTAATTATATAGACGAATCCAATATAATTACCAATATCTTCTACAATCTCACCTTTATAAATCCATGACATCCCGAATCTCCTTCGGGATATTTAGTCCTCTTCGTATTCTTCTTCGTCTTCATCTTCTTCGTGATAACCAATCAATTCACAGATAGCTTCAATAAATTCTAAAGAATTTTCAACTATTCTATCTGTTTGATAGATAGTCTCCGAACAATCAATTTTGTTTTCTTTAATAAATTCTCTACAAAGATCGAATAATTCTGCATCAACCTTCATTTATTATTCCTTCTTTTTGTTTTGTTGATAAACCACAGAGCCATAAATCTCTTCATAAGATAAACCGTCCGGCACAGCCGAAGATGCATTAACTGAATACCATGGGTCAAATACTGCAGTATTAGAAGAATTTATACATGCATTACTAGAAGCAACAGCCGTTACGCTAGAAGTAGTCGAGCAATATGTTTTAGACGGACAATTATGATATCCACAAACATATCCATACGCTTTACCAGCCTCGAAAAATCTACCACAAACAAAACAAGTATGTCCAAAACTCGGCTTCTTATTTAAGTAATCATCTTGCAGATTTGGTTTGTAAGGGTTTGAAGGAGGGAGACCTTCGGTCTTACCTCTATTGTAACCAGCTTCCCAGCCATTTTGATATCCGGCAGTATAACCGTTTTGCCAATCATTAGTATTCATACTGGACCCCATTTACCCATTGGGCAACTTGAATTATTAATGTGAGTTTTGAGAGGCATATAACACCAACATAATTTACAATATTTCCATCGATGTAGATGTTCGCACGCTTCGCAAATTTCTATTCTTTTATTTCTATCTTCTTGGGAAGCTAAGAATTGTTTTTCAATTAACCCAACATTCTTAGCTTCCCACTTTTCGTCTATCATATTTCGCAATTACCCGAAGTACATGCTAGTGTCTGAACGCCCTCGACATTGTCATCCATCTCAATAAGAGCATCCCAATCGACTGTAGTTGGAATATTTTTATTTAGATCTTCGTAATCAGCTTGGGTAATTGTCTCGTATGGAGCCTGACGATAAGTTCCGCCATCATGCGGTAGGAATGATACGCCAGACATTTCATCAAAGTGATCATAAACCCATGCACCAACACGTGGCCATTCTTCTTCCTTTACGTTAATAGTAACGGATGGCTTATGCTCGCACCAATGACGCTGATACTTCAACCAAAGTTCTAGATGATCAATAGCTGATACATTCTCTCTGGTAATTGAAGTATCTGGTAGTCTCATTGGAAACGAAAAGACAGTAGTAGCGTGAGGCTTAGTAACGTCAGGTTCATGAGGCACACCAGCATCAATAAGATGCTTTGTAAGCGGGTCTTTGTTATCGCTACGCACACGACGGATATAATAGCGGTCATGACCGGGATGAATACCACTAGGGGAAAGAACCAACTGCGAAACTGTCCCTGAAGGTTTAACGCAAGTAATTGCAACTGACTGATTAATTCCAAGTTTCTCGCTCCATTCTTTATTTGTATCAATAGCAACCTGACGAAGACGTTCTAGACGAGCAGGTAACTCTGGATCATTATAATCATTCATCAACGGGCAATCATAAATGCCAGTAAATGAAACACCAAGTAGTCTTTCTTCTTCTGTATTCTTCTGCCAAATCTTACGTAGATATGGGAAGTATGTCATTGTTGACTGGAAAGTACCAAGTATACTTGCAACTTTAATCTTTCTAGCAAGTGTTTTCTCAGTATCAGACTCTCGTATAACGACTTCTGTAAGGTTACAGAATTGATAAGGTCGCAGGATAATCTCAGAGCAGGGATTAGTGCCGAATTCAAAAGATGGGTCTCTTCTACCGTTTTTGCGTGCCACTCTCTGAGATGCGTCTCGACTAAAGATACCTCTTTCGCCCGACTTCGATTCGTAAATTGCGAGCCATTCTGCCATGAACTGACCGACGTCTGGCTTTTCGGTATATACTGCTGAATTGTTTGATAGAGCTCTTTGAACATTTGCTTCCCACCACTGTCCTGCTTTAGCATGACGCATACGGTCGTCTGATAAGTTAGATAGGGAGATCATTGCTGAACGTC